TGAAGCAGACCGGTGGCGAACCGTTGTCCGCGCAGGAACTGGCCGACCTCGCCGCCGCATTCAACGCCGCCCGCATGTCCAACCAGACGGCCGCCCTCAACGAATTCTTGGACTACACCGAAACCAAAGCACTGCCCGACAACATGCTGATGGTCGAGTCTGCCGAATTCCAAGCCAAGGAACTGTGCCGCCTCACCAACATTCCGTTTTACCTTGCTGGCGTCAACATCGGCAGTTACCAGTACACGACCAGCCGTGGCGCACGTGAAGACCTGTACCTGTTCGGCGCCCGCCAATACCTCGACTGCGTGTCGCAGACACTCAGCATGAACAACGTGCTACCGCGCGGCACCTACGTCAAATTTGACATCGACGACTACCTGCAAGGCGTCGTCGAAGACGCCATGGAAGACATGCCCGAAACCACACAGACCCCCGACACCGCACCCTTGGAGGACTGATGCACATTCAACTATCCGCAGGCTTCGCACTTGACGTGCAAGCCGAAGCCGGGGAAACGTCCGGCCGACGTGAGATCTCCGGTCTGGCCGCGCCCTATCAGGTGTCCGCCACCGTGTCCGGAGGCGAGTCCGTCATGTTCGCCCCCGGCTCGTTGCCGGTCGACGGCAAAGCCCCGAAACTGTTCATGTACCACGACGCCTCCCAGCCGGTTGGCCTGGTCACGGAACGACGCGAAGCCGCCGATGGTTCCGGCATGTTGTTCACTGCCAAGATTGCGGCCACAGCGGCCGGCGACGAAGCACTGCAACTCGCCAAAGAAGGCGTGTTGGACAGCGTGTCCGTGGGTGTGGACGTGATCGACTCGTACCAGATGGAGGACGGCACCACCGTCATCACCCTGGCTGAATGGCGGGAATTGTCATTGGTCCCCATTCCGGCCTTCGCCAGTGCTACCATCACCGATGTGGCCGCCTCGGCGGACATGACTCCCGACACCGAAAACGATCAAATCCTCAGCAAGGAGAACGAAGTGTCCGAAGTCGAAGCCGCCGCCCCCGAGGCCGCACCCACCGCCCCCGTCATCTTCGCCCAGCCCAAGAAGGCTCCCCGCCTCCCCTCGGCCGGCGAGTGGATGGCCGCCTACCACATCGGAGGCGACACCTTCTCCAAGGTCAACAGCCAGGTGATCGACTGGAAGAAGGAGAACCAGTCGACCTTCGAGGCGGCCGCCGGTGACGTGGCCACCACCAACACGCCCGGTCTGTTGCCGGTTCCGGTGTTGGGCCCGTTGGTGCAGGACATCAACTTCGTGCGTCCGGTCGTGAACCGTCTCGGCGCCCGCGCCTACCCGGACGGCGGCGCGCAGAAGACGTTCGTGCGTCCCACCATCACCACGCACACGTCGGCCGGAGTCCAGTCCGCCGAATTCGATGCCGTGTCGGCCACCACGATGGTGATCGCCGCCAACACCATCAGCAAGTCGACCGTGGCGGGGCAGGTCACCCTGTCCGCCCAGGACATGGACTTCACGTCGCCCGCCGCCATGCAGTTGATCCTCAACGACCTGATGGGCGAATACATGTTGGCCACCGACAACATCGCCTGTGACAACCTGCTGGCCGCCGCCACCTCAAGCGGCGTTTGGGACGGCACCGTGACCGACCTCATGAAGTCGATCTACGACGCCGCGGTAGACGTGTCCAACAACCGCAACTTCTTCCCGGACACCATCTTCGTGTCGCCGGACGTGTGGGGCCAGATGGGCCAGTTGGTCGACGGTTCCAACCGTCCCGTCTTCCCGTACGTTGGTTCGCCCGGCTTGCAGGGCTTCAACGCCTTGGGCGGCGGCAACGCCACCACCTGGACGGGATCCAACCCGCTCGGCCTCGAGATCGTCGTGGACAGCAACTTCGCTGCCAAGACCATGATCATCACGAACAGCCAGAAGGCCTACGAATTCTACGAGCAGATCCGCGGCCTCATGTCCGTGGAAGTGCCGTCGACGCTCGGACGCACCTTCTCGTTCTACGGCTACGTCAGCACCTTCGCTGCCGTGTCCGGCATGATCCGCAAGATCACCCAGGCCTGATCGGAGGGGCCGCCCGATGGCGACCTACACAGTTCAGTACGGCATCATCATTCCCGGCTACGTCACCGCCACTACGCTGACCCCCAACGAAATCGTGGTGGGCGGATCGGTGACCGTCGCAGGTGCGGGAGCGGCATACAACGGGACGCACACCGTCTATGCCCTCCCGCAATACCTGCCGATCAACACCAACACTGACGGCATCATCGAATACGACACCTCGTATCCGTTGGCCAACGCTGTCATGTGGGCATCGACGCAGACACCCGAGACGATCAACGCCATCAGTGGCACCATCGCCTACACGCCGACCTGCACCTGGATCACCGGCACCAACATCCAAGACTGGCTGGGCATCACCTTGGCCGGTGGCGCAGAAACCACGTTCCTGAACCAGTGCGCGGCCGCCGCTAACGCCTTCTGCTACCGACGCCGTGAGGAGTCCGGGTATGTGGACGCACTGGCCACCAGCCCGTCCGGTGACGTCACCCTCGGAACGATCATGTATGGCGGCGCCCTGTACCGTCAGCGTGGCGCCATCGACCAATTCGCGTCGTTCACCGAAATGGGCACCGCACCCACCGTGGGCCTTTCCCCACTGATCAAGCAACTGCTTGGCATCTCGAGGCCGCAGGTCGCATGACATGGCCTACACCGATCTGTTCAACGAAGCGATTGACGACCTGTCCGCCACCCTGGCGACGATCTCCGGTCTGCGCGTCGTAACTGATCCGGGCAAGATCAATCCACCCTGCGTCTTCCTGGACGCCCCCAGTTGGACGTCGTTCAACGGTGGCAACATCGTAAAGATGGATTTCTCCGTGCGCGTCTTCTCGCTGGGCCCGTCCAACCTTGACGCCCTCCGCAACATCCTGGCGATCTGCGCCCAACTGTTCGAAAAGAACATTGCAGTCACAGACGGCCGGCCCGTATCGGTCGTTATCGGCGGCCAAGAATTCCCCGCCTACGACCTCACAATCCCCTTACAAGCACAGGTGGCATGACATGGCATATCGCATCATCTCCGCGCGTCTGGGCGAACCTGGCGCAATCTGGACACCCGTGGAGGGCATCAACGTCGAAGCGTTGATCGCCGGAGGATTCATCGAGGACACCCACACCACCCCCGGCAAATCTGCTAAAAATAAGAACAAGGCTCCCGACGCCGCCAACACGGATCAGGAGTAATCATGCCCACGTCGACATACCTCAGCAACCCAGTCGTCACCGTCAACGCTGTCGACTTGTCCGACCAGTGCAGCGGCGCCAACCTCAACCAGACGTTCGCGCAGTTGTCCAACACCGCTTTCGGTGACACTGCCATGAAGTACACGGCCGGTCTGCAGGAGAACAGCATCACCCTCGATCTGTACTGGTCGACCGCCTCGAGCGAGACGTACGCCACCCTCAAGGCGCTGGTGGGCACCTCCACCAACGTGACCATCAAGGGATCGTCGGCCGCAACGTCGGCCACCAACCCGCTGGGCACCCTCACCGGAGGCTTCCTGGCTGAACTGCCGGTCGTCTACACGGTGGGCGAACTGGCCACCTGCTCGATCACCTTCAACGGTGGCACCTTCGCCTGGACCGAGGCGTGATTCATCCCTAACCCGAAAGGCCCGACATGAAACTGCATCTCAAGGTTGATATCGGTGATGGCCCGTTTGTGGTCACCACCAACCTGCAAACCATCATCGCCTGGGAGCGTAAGTACCGACGCAAAGCCGGTGACCTCGCAGCCGGGATCGGCATGGAAGACCTTGCTTTCATGGCATGGGAAACGTGCAAGCAGAAGAAGATCGTGGTGCCCGTCGAATTCGACTCGTTCGTGGCGCGTCTCGTCGAGTTGGAGGTGGTGTCGGAGGAGGCGTCCGGCCCTTTCCCTCCGGCACCTACCGACGCTCTTTAGCAGAACTGCTAATCAGCACAGGCTGGTGGCCACCTGATGTACCCTTTGACACGGACGACCTTGCGACGGTCGCCGCGATCTTCAAGGAGCAGAAACGGTGACGGCAAGTATCCGGGTAGAAGGCGTAGCGGAGACCCTTCGGGTACTTCAACGCCTCAACCCTGAACTTCGTAAAGACCTAATCCGCGACATGAAAAAAGTCGCCAAGCCTGTCACCGATGCTATAAAAGGCAACTACACCGACGAACTGCTGTCCGGCACTACCCGCACCTGGGCACCTCGAGGACGCACCATATTCCCGTACAGCCGTGGCAAAGCGGCCGCCGGTGTCAAGGTCAGCGCGTCGGCTTCCAAGCGCACACAGACAATCCTGGCTATTAGTCAGAAGGATCCTGCCGCATCCGTCTTTGACATGGCAGGCCGCAAGACCGCTAACCGGTTGGGACAAGCCTTTGACACACGTTTCCCGGCACCGTCGCGCGTCATGTGGCGATCCTACGAACAGGCTGACGAAGGCATGCTGGACGAAATCCGGCAGGTTGTCGCCCGCGTCGAGGACAGCCTGACCGCCCTGCAGAAAGCGATCCTGTAATGGCTATCAAAATTCCGATCATCACCGAACTGCAAGACGAAGGCATCAAGAAAGCCAAGCGCGAATTCGACAAGTTCAAGGGTGCCGTGGCTGGGGCCGAAGGCGGCATGGGCAAATTCAAGGCCGGTTCCAAAGCCATCTTTGACGGCATCCAAGCCAACGCCGCCACCTTCGCCACAGCAGCCGCAGGCGCCTTTGTCACGTTCGCCGCCCAGGGCGTCACCGCTTTCCAAGACTTGGCGTTAGGTGCCGACAAATTTGCCGGGGCCACCGGACTGGCCGTCGAGGAAGCGTCACGCCTCATGGAGGTGGCCGGCGACCTTGGCATCGAAGCCGGGACTATCGAAACCAACATCGGCAAGATGAACCAGAACCTCGGCAAGTCGCCAGAACTGTTTGAGCAACTGGGTGTCCAAGTCGCCTACGCCAAGGACGGCACCGTCGACGCCAACGAAACGTTCCTGAACGTCATCGACCGGCTCAACGGCATCAAAGACCCCGCCGAACGGGCCCGTGTCGCCACCCAACTATTGGGCAAGGGCTGGCGAGACATGTCCAACCTGATCGGCATGGGTGCCGACGAATTGCGCGCGTCACTTGCAGGCGTATCGGACGCCAAAGTAATCGATCCGAAAGAAGTAGAAAAAGCCAAAAAGTTCCGTGACGCGATGGACAACCTCAACGACATTTTTGAGGACATCAGCATTGAACTGGGCGAAAGTTTGGTGCCGGTTCTTGAAGACGTCGCTGAAATTATGGCCGACCTCAACGGCTTGGCGAACGTGTTTGAAAAAATACCGGGCGTCAAATGGTGGCAAGAAAACTTGGGCTATTTCCCTGGCATAACACTTCTTCGAGAAGGCATCGAAGGTGTTACCGGCGCCGCCCAAAATTTGTGGCATTGGATCAACCCGCCCGATACCCCGTTGATTACCGACGAAGAAGTGCGGAACATGAAAGCCGCCCGAGACGAACTGGACGGGATCAACAAAGCCGCTTTGAATCAAATCAAATACGGTCAGCAAGACCCGTTCAAAGATTTGCGAACCAGTTTGGACAACACGAAAACCGAATTGGACAACGTGAAAGCGTCGTGGGATGCACTAACCGGCGCCCTTGACGAACAAGTGTCGTTGGACAGGGCCGAACAAGCGTTGATCGATTTGGAAGAAGCCGCCGCCAAAGCCTTCGGCACCGGAAGCCAAGAGGATCTGCGCGTCTACAACGAACAGGCCGCACAATTCGCCGGACTGCTTTCAAGTATTGCGGGAGGCATGGGCGACATTTCGTCCCGTGAAATTCAAATCCGGTTCAAAACATCCGGCCCCGCCGCCGCCCTCGATCTTGCTAAATGGCTGGCAAGCGGCGCTGAACTAAAAGGCATGTCTAACCTTGACATGCTGGGTTTCGCCGGCATTTCTACGATTCCCGGACGTGCCTTGGGTGGCACCGTGTCGGCCGGTGGCACCTACCTGGTGGGCGAGCGTGGCCCGGAACTGTTGACGGTCGGTGCTGGTGGCGGACATGTCACCCCGATGGGCCAGATGGGTGGCGGCAACACCATCAACATCACTGTCAACACATCAGCCGACCCCAACGCAGTCGTCGACGCAATCCAACGATGGAGCCGCAACAACGGTGCCGTCCCGTTGGCAACCACCACAAACATCAGGCGCTGATCATGGCAATCACGACAACATGGAAAGTCGACATCGGCACCCAAGCCGCCCCGACCGACTTCACAAGCCGTGTCATGTCCATGTCAATCAACCAGCGGGTTGACGTCAACGAAATCGGCCGTGGTCAATGCGTAATCACGTTGCTAAACAAAGACGGTGCATTGACACCCGGTGGCGGCGGCACCTACTCCACCACCGACTGGTTCGCCCAAGGCATCTACATCAACATGTCCACCAGCACCGGAGGCGCGTCAACCAGCATCGACGTATTTGACGGCGTAATCGTCGACTTTGACCTGGTGGACAACGGTGTCTATTCCACGGTGACCATTACCGCTTTGGACGGCCTGACCGTCGCCGCCAAAACCGTAGGTAGTTCCATCGGCCAATCGCCGTTCGCCCAGAACTATGGCGTCATCTACTCAAACCTGGTTGATCGAACCGGCATCGTCTTCCCGCGCCTCGGACGCACCAACGCAGAAGGAATCGTGTCCTACGAATGGAACGGCACCACATGGCCCGTACTCCAAAACAGTGGCGCAAACATCACCGCAACCACTTACGCAGACGCACTACAGACCTACCTGATTCCAACGGTGTCGGATGTGACATGGCCCACCACCATCACAGCCACCGGAACTATCGCTAACTACAACATCATTAGCCTTGGCTACGAAAGCACCCGATCCGTCGCAAACCGTGTCGACTTTGTATTTGACCCGGCAAACGCCCTGTCCGGTTTCGACCTGCCGTTTGACGACGACGGATTCCAACAGGCCTTCAACAACGACACGCTGATCAACCAGGCGCAAATCAAAGGTGTATCCACCGGCTTCACCACACAAACCAGCACCAACACGACAAACACTAGTTACGGCAACCGGACAGTGCAATACCTGACGACTTTGGCTGTCACCGACACCGCGGCCGGCGATCAGGCAACCATTCTGACCAACCGGTACAGCACGCCACGCTTCGTGCCGTTCACCCTTCGCACGACCTCAAGCCTGGTCAAAGCTCGTGCGGCCGACGCCGCGGAACCGTATTGGCGCAGCCTGCTGGGTATCGCTACCGGCATCTGGCAACGCACCAAAATCACCTGGCAAGGTTCTGGCGCAGCAAGCCAAACAACCTATTGCGTCATTATGGGCCGTCAGATCAACGTCACGCCACAGGAAACAGTGGTTACGCTGATGCTTGGCAACTGGGCCGACAACCACGCTTTTATTCTTGACACTGACCAACTTGACGTAGACAGATTGGGTTACATCTAATGGCGACACAGTACACGGCAGGGCTTTCGGCAGGGCAGATCCTGACGGCGGCGACCATGAACCAGATTGGCGCAGTGTGGGAGACGTGGACTCCGGCCCTCACCGCCTCGACAACCAACCCGACGCTCGGCACCGGCTCATCCATCACAGGCCGCTACGGACGCATCCAGAAGACCGTCTTCGGGAACGTGACCATTCTGTTCGGCTCCTCAGGTGTAGCGGCAGGCACCGGCTTCTACTTTGTGAGCCTCCCAGTCACAGCCCAAAGCAACACGCCCCCAGTCGGATCCGGCTGGTTGCTGGACTCGTCCACATCGTTGCTTCGTCAAGTCGAGGTCACCTTGGACACCACCAGCCGCGTCGCTTTGTGGATCGACAACAGCACAAACTTTGCAGTCTCCGCAACCAATCCGTGGACATGGGCCGCAAGCGACCAGATCAGATTCAACTTCGTGTACGAGGCGGCATGACCATGACCTACAACCTCACGACACCACTCGACCCCGAGACCGTCCCCGACGACTACCTCGTCGAGCGGATGCGGCTTCACCGCGACCGGCTTCTCGTCGAGTCCGATTGGACACAACTCCCGGACGCCCCGGTGGACCGCGCCGCATGGGCCACCTACCGGCAAGCCCTCCGCGACTTCCCGTCAACGTGGACACCCGACCCCACCGTCACGTTCCCGGACAAGCCGTGAAGTCCATGGCCGTCCTCGTGGCCCTGCTGGCTGCCGTCGCCATCTGGGTGGTCGCCGGATGTGACGACCAGACCCGCCACAACTGCCAAACCCAGCCGACCGCACCCCGGTGCGACACCCACACAGGAGCCACCACCCCATGAAGCGCTACACCAACAGCGAGATAAAAGCGCGACTAATCCTCGCCATCGGCATCTGTCTCGGCCTGACATTCATGATGTCGGTAGGCGCACTCCTGTACGGCCTGCTGTTCGTCGTCCAACCCCTCGAGGTGTCCCCCAACGACGAGTCAGCCTGGGCGACACTCAATCCGCTGGTGCTGTTCATGACCGGCGCACTGTCCGGCGTACTCGCTTCCAACGGCCTCAAAGACAAAGACAAGCAGGAAGACCACCAATGATCAGTTCATCTATCACCGTGACCACCACACCCACCCTGCTGGTCGCCGCCACCGCCAACGC